ATTTAACTATCGGTAGAAATAGTCAACCTATTTTAGGCGCTGCCTCTAATTTAACAGTGTCCACAAATGGAGCTGCATTTACTTTGGTATATGTAAACTCTACAAGAGGCTGGATCTATAAAGACAAGATATAGGAGCACGGATCATGGCTCTTCTTGACTTTAAAGTTTTACCTGGAATTGATAAACAAGACACTGAATCTGGTGCAGAAAACAGATGGGTTGATTGTGATAACACAAGATTTAGATACGGACTCCCTGAAAAAGTTGGGGGTTGGTCTTCATTAGTTTCTGATACTATTGTTAGTGTTGCAAGACGTGAGTTTGCATTTGTTGATTTAGATGGAAACAAATATGTTGCAATAGGAACTGATAAGTTTTTACTTATTTATTTTGAGGGACAGTTATATGATGTTACTCCTGTAAAATCTACAATTTCAAGTGTTGTAATGTCTGCTGTAGATGCAACAAAAGAAGTTTCATTAACGTTCTCTTCAGCACATAATTTACAATCAGGTGATATAATTTTATTAGACAATGTAACAGTTCCAAGTGGTATTGGTCTAACTGATGCTGCATTCGAAGATAAACTATTTCAAGTAACTAGAATTACAAACTCATTAATTGCAATTGTAACTGGAACACAAACTACAACAGGTGCTGCTGGAGGTGGTGCATGTTCTGTTGTACCTTATGAACCTGTTGGCCCTGCTGCACAATCTTATGGTTATGGTTGGGGTATATCAGAATGGGATGGTGTAGTTTCAAGTGCTTTAACAAATACATTGAACGGAACTTTAGGAGATAATACTAGTGGTACATCAGGATCTAATATAGCTTTAACTTCTGCTACAGGTTTTCCTACAGCAGGTAGAATACAAATTGGTACAGAATTAATTTCTTACACAGGTGTATCAACAAATAATTTAACAGGTATTACAAGAGCAGTAAATGGTTCTACAAGAGCCGCACACTCAAGTGGTGCAACAGTAACTAATGCTGCTGACTTTGTAGATTGGGGTGAAGCCTCTTCTGCATCTGTAGTTTCTCTTGAACCTGGTCTATGGTCATTAAGTAATTTTGGTCAAGTGTTAGTTGGAACAGTTGCAAATGGTAAAACTTTTACATGGAACGCTGGAGATGCTGCAAGATTAACAACTAGAGCATCTACAACTACTTCTGGTTTTTCTACGTCAGCCAACCCAACAGCAACAAGGGTTACACTAGTTTCACCTACAACACGTCACTTAATCCATCTTGGAACGGAGACTACAATTGGTGATACTGCAACACAAGATGATATGTTTATAAGATTTTCTGATCAAGAAGATATAAATGAGTATACACCAACAGCAATTAATTCAGCTGGATCACAAAGACTGCAAGACGGAACACGGATTATAGGTTCATTAAAAGCAAAAGAATCTATTTTAGTTTGGACTGATAATGCGTTGTACACTATGAAATTTATTGGTGCACCTTTTACATTTGGTTTTGAACAAGTTGGTACCAACTGTGGATTAATAGGTAAAAATGCAGCTGTTGAAATAGATGGTATAGCTTTTTGGATGAGTTCTAATGGTTTCTTTATGTTTGATGGTACGGTTAAATCATTGCCTTGTTCTGTTGAAGATTATGTTTATGATCAAGCAGATACAACTAAAGGTCAACAGATATGTGCAGGTTTAAATAATCAATTTACAGAAGTAGTTTGGTATTACCCATCAACTGGTTCTGACTATAATGATCAGTATGTTGTGTTTAATTATGGTCAACCTATGCAAGGTGGTGTTTGGTATATTGGAACAGAAGCTAGAACGTCTTGGATAGATTCAACTGTATATCCAAAACCTTTTGCAACTAAATTTAATTCTTCAGCATCAGGGACTTTTCCTGAAATTATAGGTGAAGATGGTTTAGGTCAAACTACAATGTTTGAACATGAAATAGGAACTGATCAAGTTAATGCAGATGGTAGTACAACAACAGTTACCTCATTCGTAAAATCATATGATTTTGATATACAGTCAAGGCAACAAGGCACAGAAGGTGTTTCAGGAGATGTGTTTTTAGCTATGAGAAGATTTGTACCTGATTTTAAAGACTTACAAGGAAACGCTAAAGTAACATTAGCTGTTAAAAGATATCCTCAACAATCTGATACAACAACAGCTTTAAGTCCCTTTACAATTAACTCTAGCACTGATAAAAAGGATACTAGAGCCAGAGGAAGATTTGTTAACATTAAAATAGAAAATACTGATGTTAGTGAGTCTTGGCGTTTTGGCACTTTACGAATTGACATACAACCAGATGGACGTAGATAATGGCATTACCTTTCAATATAACAAATCTTGTAGCAAGAGCACAACTACCAAATAGAATTATTGATGACAGATTAGTTCTAGCAGATAAAGAATTTGGTATTGATGACAAATTTTTAGCAGAAGATATGGTTGATTATTATAAGGATGCTCCGGCTATTATAGAACCACGACCTGGTAGTGAGAATATTAGTGGTATATATAATCCAAATTTACTGCCTTTAAATTTTAATAATGATAATGACAGAGGTAATATGTTTGAGGACAGATCTCCTGATTTAGTTGATATAAATGATGACATGTATAGATTTGATGAAGATAGATTTAACTTAGGGCCAGTCGACACAATAGATAAAAAAAAAGGTATCATGGAAATACTTGGAATGTTACCAACACCTTTAAATATAGCTAGAAAAGGAATAGATTTTTTTAGCAATTACAGAAAAGAAAAAGAAATTGAAAAACAAAGAGAAATTGAAGCTGCAAAAATAATAGAGCAAATGAGACAGGAAAGAATAAAAAATGAACAAATTGCTAAAGAAAAAGAAGAACAAGCACAAAGAGATGCAGTTGAAAATATGAGACAACGAAATGAAAGAGAAGGCAGAGGCGGTTATCAATCTAATTTTGCACAAGATAGAGATTTTATGGAAGGACCGCAAGGCGACGGAGACGGTGGCAATAATGGTGGCGGTTCACCAGGATCCAGTGGTCCTGGTGGTTCTAATTCAATGGGCTCTTTTGCTTATGGTGGTCAGGTAAGAAGAAATTATTTTAATGGTGGCATAGTTAGTCTAAGAGGAAAAATATAATGGCTAAAGTAGTAGTAAGATTACCAGAACCAAAAGAAGAGTATGACTTTTCTAACCAAAAACAAATTAACAGAGCAATTGCTTTGATTGTAGAACAATTAAATTCTACGTTTTTAAACGAACAAAAACAAGAACAAGAAAGGTTTGCGTGGTTTAATGGCTAACATATATACAAATGCAAAAGTAGATTTAACTACAACAAATGCTACTACATTATATACAACACCTAGTAATTCTAGAGCTATTATAAAATCTTTATTGGTATCAAATGATGCTGGAAGTGCAGCAACATTAACAGCAACATTAACTAATGCAGCAGCAGCTGTATTTAGTTTATTTAAAGTTAAATCAATAGCTTCTAATACTACTGAACAATTATTAACAGAACCTTTGGTATTATTAGAAAGTGAAATATTAAAAGTCACAGCATCTGATGCTAATGAGTTACATGTGGTGGCATCATTATTAGAAATTAACAGAGATTAAGGAGAAAAATATGGCGTTTAAAGAAGAAGGTGAAGTAACATACACAGAAATAAATGGTAAGAAAGTACCAGTTGTTAAATGTGAAACAGAAGTAGTATTGAGAAATACTAAAACTAATGTAGAATACAATTCAGATAAAGAAGCAGAAGATGATATTCAAAACCCATCTACTGCTACTCAAAAAGAAGACGTTATGCGATCTTTAAAAATAAAAGTGGCTGCAATGCCAACACTTGGAGCAGGTTCAGACGAAAAATAATATGATGGATATGAGACAAAATTACGGATTAGGAAGTTTTGTAAAAAAGATTACTAAAAAAGTAACTAGACCTTTTACAAAAGTTGCTAGTAAAATAGTACCTAAAGAAATTGCAGGTATCATGAGAACTGCTGCACCTTTCTTACCACCAGGATATAGAGAAGCAGCTTACTTGTTAGGTACAGCAAAACAAACTGGTAGAATAAGTGCTATGGATTTAGCATTAACTGCTTTACCTACAATAGGAAAATACGAATTACCCTCAGAAGGAAGATTTTCAAAATTTATTCCTGAAAATTTACAAGATAGAACTATTAAAGGAGCTATTGGTCAAACTCCACTTCCATTTACTAATAAAAATTTACAACAAGTTTTAGTTGGCACAAAATATGGTAAAGGCAAAGAAGGTATATTTGGCTCAGATGGAAAAATGTTTCAAATTGGTAGCGATGATGTAGGTATCTTTGACACCAAAGCAGGGCAAAAATTATTTGGTACATATAATAAAGAAAAAGGTACATATGGCGCAAGTTTAAGTAAACTTGGAGGTATAGGTATAGGTCTTTTTGATTTAATATCTGCTGCTAAAACACCAAAAGAAGCAGGAGAAATTTATGCAGAGTCAACAGGAAATCCACAAGATGCTATAGATGGAGAAAACCTTTTTAGTCAGTTAAATGCTGATGCTTTTAAAATACCAGATCAATTTGTTTTAAAAGAAAATGCAGCAGGTGGTGGTTTAATGAGAACTGATTATGCAATGGGTAGTGAAGATATGGGTGTTGTTAATCCTTTCCAACCTAAACCAACTGGTCCTGCATTACCTGAAGAAGATAAACCGTATACACCAAAACCTACACCTAAAATGGCTGGAATACCTAAAGGTTTAGATTTAGAAAAAGCTAAAGAAATGTTTATAGAGTTTAATGGAAGAGAACCTATTGATATGCAAGAGTTGTTAGAATTTTTTAATGTTAAACAACAAGCAGCCGGAGGCGGTTTAATGAGAAGTAACTATGCTCTTGGAGACATGGCCATGAACCAAGCTCCAAGTATGGGGATGGGAATGGGTATGTCCTCTAACCTAGGATCACGGCCCACGAATCAAGAAAGTGGTTTGGGAGGGCTTCCAATTGAAGCAGATATGAGGTATACTGGAGGCTTCATGCCATATGGTGAAGTTGAAAAAGCCGATGACGTGCCTGCTAGATTAAGCAAAAATGAATTCGTATTTACTGCAGATGCTG